GCTTCTTCTTGACGCGGGGTGATAGGTACAATTGTATCCATCAGGTCTAAACGGATGTGCATGTTTTCGACAGTATTATGTTTTCTCATACGTTGATGGTATTTCCTCTACCAGAATTCTTTTTAATTTCTCCCAAAAGATCTTTCCATCCGGATCCTGCTTTATTAATTATCGATCCTGAATGCGTAATAGTGTTTGGTGCTTGTATTTTTTGAGTCCATTCTCCGGACTCTGGGTTGGTCATTTCTTGCATTTTAGAGATTGAAACGAATGTTTCTTTTTCTTCGCCGGTCTCATTATGTACTAAGATATACGTTGGCATGTTAAGTTTCCCATTTTATATTACCAAAAGATTGGTCCCCATATTTCAGGGGACCATCTTAAAGGATCACCCCCTTACTCGATTTTCAACTTGTTCGATAGCAGCGTCTAAAAAAGATCTTTTCTTTGCTATTCGGTAAGCAGCGTCAGTGCGCCCTCTCTTATTCAATTTATGGATATAATTTCCAAGGTCTCGAGAGTCTTTTTTTAATCTTTCTAATTGATTGGTTTGTACCATAGGCACTTCTCCTGTCAGTTGATGTTAGGGATCATCATTATTCTCGGATTAAATTTGGGTATGCCTCCTGTATTATTTTTTTAGTTAATCCTTTCACTGGGGACTTTTTGTTGATCATAGACACTAAAATTTTAGCGTCTTGTGGATGTACCGACTCTAAGATGTCGATAAACATTTTTTCCCTGCGGAATTTTTGCATACTCTCTGATTCTTGCAATCCCTTAACGAAAAATTTAAATCTCATATGCAATTTGAGAAGAGTATTCGGGGAAGAATCTGGATTGTTTTCTGTATATGGCGGAACGCCTTCGGGTAGATTCCAAGATATCGACTTGTCAAATATTCCTCGGCAAACGTCTCTGATAGCACCGCTCTCGTTTTCTTGGAGAACTTTGATTTTCGCTTGCCTGTCTTTTGTTTTCTCGAACAGGTCGAATACCTCGTGTACTTGTCTAACTATCTTAAATGTCATAACGGTTCCTCACTCTATTATATATAATTTCATTGAATCCAGGATTAATTTAATATCCAGCTATCGGCGACATTCGTTGTTTTATTATACCAAATTTATTCTGAAAAAACAACTTCAACTTTATTTAAATGACTTGAATTAATCCTACACATAATCAACTCATTGTAGAAATCTTCTCTCAGCAAAACATCATATTCAAATTGTAATTTTGCTTCGAAGTAAGAACATTCGCCTTTTGTCTTACAAAGTCGTAAAATTTGCCTCACATAATTGTCTTCATTATCGGTTACTTTTTCTTTTAACACTTTGTTAGAACCAAAATATGTTTTCCAATCAGATTCTAATGTAACACGTTTACGTTTCTTATTTTTTACTTTAAACCCTTTCTTCCAAAATAATTTCTTACCGATATATTTCATTCCGGTATCTTTTTCGGTTATCAAATAGACAAACCCGATGTGATCCTTTAATAAATCATCATCGGGTTCGAAAGGTTTATCATTAAAATTCCATGTCATACAATTATCTATATCACTTCTTCAAACTCCGTTTCAGTTCCACACATAGGGCAAAACGATGGTGTTTCATCTTCATCGACTGTTTGTACAATAGATTTGCAGTCGCATAAAATGCATTCGCATTCGAACATTACTCCTTCTTCCATATAAGACACTCCTATTTCCTTATTGGATTTCACAAAAACCTGCTGCACACGCGAGTTCTTGCGCCCCAACGGTCATATCTGATTCTTCGTATGCAGCAAGTTTGCTCCAGTCGATATTCTTTGGCATTTTGGATATTAACTCTCGATACTCTTTCTCGTCACAATCTTGGTATGGTGCTTGTGCGTAAGTATGATCAGAAAACGGTAAGAACGAAACACCAGACATAAAATCAAAGTTCTTATATACCCAAGAACCAACCTCTAACCATTCGTGTTCTTTAACAGAGACGGTAATTGATGGTTTGTGTTCACACCAATGTTTCTGATAAATTAACCACATCTCTAACTGTTCAATTGCAGTCAAATCAGTACGAAATACCGCTCCTTTATCTACTTTGATAGGGAAAGAGAAAACAGAAGTATGTGATGGATTCATGTTATCATCTTCAACAGGGAATCCTTCATCAACCATCATCTTAGTCAATGGGTCTTTTTTATCACCACGTACTGTTCGAATATAATATGGGTTATGGCGAGCATGAATACCGGAAGCAGCGTCCACTAACTGAGAAACAGTACCTGATGGTTTAACACAGGTAATTGCTGTTGATTGACTTATACCGAGTTTGTTTGCATATTCTTTGTTAGTATCTACAGCGATTTGTTTGAGTCGCTCTAAGTTTTCTGCTAGATCTTTTTGTTTTTTACCATTTGTCAATTGATTATCCATGATTCCGGTCATTGATACACCAAGTAATCTTTCTTCTTCGCAGTTCTTTTTCCAACCTTTAGAAAGATACTTAAAGTTTACCAGACTGCTTTGGAACGTTCCAAGGATAGTAGCAAGTCTTACCTTTTCCGCAAGAGTTTCCCAAGTGTCGGACGACCTTACAACAACTTCAGATAGATTACAAAACTGACGAGATCGTAAGATAATTTCAGAACAAGGATTAGTGCCAAATTCATGTCCTTCTACTTCGCGCCGACCAGAAAGCGTTGCCATCTTATTAGCAGACTCTCTATTAAAGATACCTCTTTCTCCGGACTTAGAATCGTATAATGCTTTCCATTCGTCCATAAAGATACCAATGTCTGGTTTCTCTGTGTAGCACGCCGAATTATTCGCGAGAGCGCGTTGTCCGTGATCATTCCACCATTGACCTGCCTTTGCATGTCGCATCCTATCGTCGGATAAATTAGAAAGAGAGATTAAAGCAGAACGACGTACACCGCCAACTACTACAATCTCTGCGATTTTACAAACGATATCATGACACTCGACTGAAGTGAGTCTACGACCTGCAGCATTACGGAATGTTGCAACACAGAATTGAAATAATTGATTAAGAGGTTCTGGACCAGATGCTCGACCACCAAAAGTCTTTAATGGCGCACCAGCTGGACGTACTTTAGAAAGATCCCATTGAGGTATTTGCCCAGTATAAAGCAATCCAATCATCTCTTTAAGTGCTTTTGCCCAACCAAGTTTAGAATCGCCAACAGCGATTGTAGTTTCGGTATCATGAAACTCGTCTGCCACTAAAGGGAGTTGTGAAATATATTGGCGTTCAACAGAGAAACCTACGCCTGTACCATTCATTAATACGTAAAGGATCTCATCGAATGATTGCGGTTTGTCTACTGCAATATATGAACAATTGTAACCCGCAATGTTTTCTCTCTTGAGTGCTTCACCTGCGGTCATAAGGCAACGCATTGAAGGCATAACTCTCTGAGAAAGCACTGCTTCTTCTAATTCGGTTTTAAGTGCTTTTGGTAAAGTCCATCCACAAGTTTCTTGTAAATGCTCAGCAAAAAAGTCAAAGTATCTGGATATGGTTTCTTCCCACGTTTCTCTTCGTCCCTCTTCAGGTAACCACCGCGAGTAGCGGGACAGGTGAATAAATTCTTGGTAACTGGTGGGTAGGTAATTGCTGGGCATACGGGTGCGCTCCTTCACGTCAAGGGATTATTTTTCTGGTGGAACTATTATATATTACTTTGCGTCATTTCGCAACATGGGATCGAATTGTCCGGAAGAATAATCAAACTCATTCTTCATTGTTTTTTTGCCATTCTTCTGCGGTGGTACCTTCGGACTCAGTTGTTGCTTCGCGATAGTAGATGATCAACTCTTTTTGTTGACGCACATATCGACGCACTTCTTGGAAGTTCTCTGCCATCTTCTCATAACCATCAGGCAGTAGAGCAAAGACTACGAAGTTTCCATCAAGGATCTTCTCGATCTCTTTCTTCTTCTCTTCGTAATTCTCTTCGGTGATGACAAAGAAATTGACATCAAGCAAATCAATCTCACCAGGAAGAGGTGGTTGATAGATGCGTAAAGGAACCTTTTCAGTTACCGTTACTATCTGTGGTTCCGGTTGAACCACTATCGGTTCCGGACCCCACTCCAGTCTCGGCATCAGGTTGCACCCCGTCAGTAGGAGTGGTGCTATCAATATCAATAAGTTCTTTTGTATCATTTTCTAATTCCCTAAAAACATTTGCTGTCTTCTTGTTTGCTCGTGTCTCAATCATGCCTGGTCTTGCTCGTGCAAGTCGAGTAAGATTGTGATCCTTGAAGATTCTCATTGCATTGTCTTTATCTTTCTGCAACTGATTATTCTTCAGAGTCAATTTGTTCATTGCTTCGCCTTGTTTCTTGGCATTCTCTTCTGCTGCCTTGAGCGATGCTTCTGCTGTGTTGATGGCAAGTTCTAACTGAACTTGATTCTCTTTGAGAGTACGGTTGTTTGCTTCTAGTTTAGCAATACCTGCTTCAAATTTAGAAACAGTAACCTGATGGTAAGAGTAACCTCCTGCGATAGCACCGATGAAAGCAACTATCAAATATATTTTAAACATCATTTCACCTG